CTCGTGGATATAAATCATCTAATCCTTCAAAATAGTAATAAGATAGTCCAAATTTCCCTTTTATTTGATGCAGTGACCTTGAGAGTCTAATATGGTCTGATAGTCCAAAATCGTGGTTAGAATAGTAATTTTCAGTTTTATAATAGGGTGGGTCAACATAAAAATAAGTTGTGGGTGAATCATACTTTAAAATAACATCCTGAAAATCTAAATTCTCAACATTAGTTATATTTTTAAAATGATTCCTATAATTTTCATTCTTTAACTTATCCATAAAGATATTAAATTTACATTTGTATTTTCCCTTCAAATCCATAAATTTACTTTCCAATGGTTTGGAACCAGAAAATATTTGCGTAAGAACATAAAGATATTTACAACATCTTTCCAGATCATTCTCAATTGTATTTTCTTTTAATTGTTTCTGATACAAATCAAATAGTTCTTTTGATTGAACCGGATATTCTTTAAGTTGTTCATAAAGATAATCTGGATCTTTTAAATGATTAAACAAATTACTATTCAATGGATTAAAATCATTGTAAACAATCTTATCCAAATGAAAATGTTCCAAGTCCATATTATAATAGACCCAGAACATTCCACCAAAAACTTCAACATAAGTTTTTATATCTTTAGGTATCTGCGGAACAATCCACTTACCAATTTTACTTTTTCCACCGACATAACTAATCATTGGAAAAATATAGCGAAATTAAATTTTTTATAAAGATTTAAAATCTTCCCAACTTATAAAAGGACCGTGATGAGTAACACCACCAAATTATTTTATAATTTTTTTTTTCAAAATATTTATGTATATTTATTAATATGAAAAGTAAATTATGTTATCAATGTAGAAAAACAAAAACACTGGATCAGTTTTATAATTCGTGTTTAAACAAAGATGGTTTACAGAATATGTGTAAAGAATGTTCTTTGGATAATAATAGAAAATATAGAAAAAAACATCCTGATTATTATTGGGGAAATGAAAACTCATATTTTAGAAGAAAATATCAGGAAAAGGTTGTTGATTACCAAAATGAACGTTCCAAGGCAACAGATAATTGTAGCATTATCAAAGTAGAAACAGAAGATGGAATTTGGTTAGCTGCAACAAGAAGAAGACCTAGTTTGTTTATTAATAGTAAAAAACAGGAATGGAATATTAATCAAAGACATACTGATAAATTTAAATCCAATTTTCAAAGATATTTGTGTAGTAAAGAAAAGAAAATTGCTTTCAAAATCCTTGATAATTACCAAGTTATAAAACAATTTAAAGGTACAATGAAAGATGCTTATGCTCAAAGAATTTTAATACAAAATGAATTAAAATCTAAAGGAGTAAAAGTTTTTTAAAAAAAATTTGGTTGTTTAAAAAATAGTTCCTATATTTGATTATTATTAACAATTAAAAGGAAAAAAAATGGGACAAAATTATCAAGACCACCAATTAGGATTTGATAGAACACAATTGTACAAAGAACACATTCAACCACAAATCACTCGTAGTTCTGCATTGAGAGCTGTAATTGATTTTTGTTTGTTAAATCAAATCAAAATTACTAATAAAGAATTAGTTAGAATGACAGAAAGGTATATTGAATTTATTGAAACTGGTAACAAATCTTGGATTGATTCTATGGACAAGTATATCAGTCATAATAAACTTAAAGAACCTGAAACTGTTTCCTATTAGTTGTTATATATAAAAAAAAATAATTAACGTGGTGTGCTAATTATTTTAATCCCCGATAAATTATCGGGGTTTTTTTGTCTTAGTAATAAATCAAAATCCAATCAAGTTCAGGAAAGCCTGCCCTTATCACTAATTCTACCCAAATTTTGATTAAATCTGGTTTCTTGAGTGGAAATATAGCTTTCATAAAATCACAGTCAAAATCGTCTTCTAAATAAGTTTTAAGCCATTCTATTTGTTGAATGATCCGGGACTTATTATCTCTTTGGAGTTTGTAGGTTTTTAACTTTATCATTGTTTTTTGTTAAAAAGTTATTTAAATGTTGTTCAACTAAATTTTTAAATTTTTGTTTTTCCTGTTCTGTAATTTTAATTTCCGAAATTCTTTTCTTCATTGAGCATAAGATTTAATTTGTTAATCATTTTACGACAGTTCTCTTTACTAAAATTGATTATAATAGATGGTTTACCATCGGAATCGGGTAAGATACCAATTATAAAAAATTTGTTGTCATCAATGGTTGGATGTACTTTACAATCCGAAGGGGTCAATTCTTGGGGCATTATGCGGGTTGGTTTAAATTATTAATTTACAATTTCTTTTGTGTTAATTCTAATAACATATTTTTTTATTTTAGACACCAAAGATAACACACAAATCAACACCCAACAAAAAAAAGTTATCCACAATTTTATGAAAATAAAAAACCCATTGAAAATCAATGGGTTATAACGAAAAGGATAATATATTTATTTTTTGTCTTTCTTTTTCCATTGAGAATAACACACCGCAACTCCTTGAGCTGGTGTTTTATATTCAGAACCAATAGCTTTCATACAACGACTAATATAATCTTTTTCTTGTTCATTCTTTTTTGGAGAAGGAATTACAAATTCTTCAGACGTTTCAGAAACTTTTGGGTCCATTTGTTTATCGCGTGTAGATACACCAGTGCTATGATAATCTTCCAGATCTTTAGCAACTGTACTATTGTGAAATTCTTGTTTAATTTTTATAATTTGAGCTAATTGATGATATTTCATATTATTTAGTTTGTTTAATTCTTTTATCTACCCACCACACACAAGCGTACTGGTTAGGATTATTATCGGGTATTTTACCATCCCCTTTCCATTTGATATAATATTGTCCTTCACATAATTTGGTGTCTGCGTTCCATTTAGAACAGGTTGCACACATAATTCCTGCATCTCCTTCGGGTACAGATTTAGCAGGTTCAAAACCAGCAGGAAAATTAAAACTAACTTCTTCTGGTTTAAAAAACAATTTTCTAATATCTTCAACTTTCATTATTTTTTATTAAATTTTTGTATTGCTAATTGAACTTGATTCGGATTTATAATTTTTGTAGAAAGTAATCTCTGAATATAATCAGATAAACTTTCTTTTGGACCCGGATCTGGTAACACTATATTACTCATAACTATTTTTTTGTTTTAATTGTTTATTTTCTTTTATTAAATCTTGGATTTTTAATTCCAATTTATTAATTTCTTTTGATAGACTTTCAATCTTTTTTCCCATATCATTAACAATAGTTTGATAAATTTCAATGGATTTTTCTAGATTACTTAATCTGTCGTGTTCAAGTTTAACTTTATTTCTTTTATATCCATAAAGATAAGCAAGTGTTGATGGTATTACCATTAATAATATTTCTTTCATATTAAAAACAATCTGGGCAATTATACCAAGCATTTGCTTGTTCAGAATATACTGGCATATGATTTGAAATATGTTGTAAATCCCAACCTTTTCTTGTCACGTGTCTTAAAAATATTCCGTTATTATATTTCTGATTCCTATCAGGTATTAATCCGTCAAGTGTACTGGTGTTCAAATAATCAGGGAATTGATTTTGTCCACGACCCAATAATAAGTAATCAATAAGTCTTTGACTATAAAAGTCTGCACGTTGTTTTTGAATTGAACGTAAGTACTTAAATGTTTCACTATCTACTGGTGATGCTGACTCACTTGTTCCTTGCTGGATCCCACGGTTAACCGTTCTATACATAATTTGTGGCATAGCATTGAAATATGCTGTCTGCACCAAATAAGGTTGTATATATTCATTAACCAAAATTAATTCTTGGTCATTGAAAGTATTTGTTCCATTAGATTGTACTTGATCCAGTAAATGTTTATAAAACTTTGTTCCCAAAATTGTTTGTAAGTCAATATCTTGAGCAATTTGAATTTCCGCTTTTAACACATCCATATCAATATTTTTATTTAAATTTGTATATGTTTTAAGCTTAACTTCTGATATTAATAAAACTCCCATTTATATTTTGTTTAATTTTTTTTATTCGTTTTCATCACCCAACCATATACCAATTTGTTCATCATCAAAACCATAACCACTTTGTAACATATGTGCTGCTTGCAATCTTGATAATTTTCCTTTATTATATTCTCTTACAATTCTTAATAAAGCTTGATATTCACGTCCTTTAAGACCTTTTATATTTTGATTTATTGGTAATTCTTCCGATGCTTCAACTGACGTACTTGGACTATCAACTACGGAAGCTGGTTGATTAACATCACCAGTAATAAATATAGACAAAGGTTTAATTTCTAAAGTTGTTGGTCTATCAAATTTCAATGTTAACATTTTATTGAATATTGGTAGGATTTGATTCATATAAGGTTGAACCACAGTTTTTCTAAAAAATTCGGTATGTTCTGTAATTTCATTTGCACTACCTAATTTACCAGGTGTTGCAATACCAAATAATTCTGCAGAACTAACTCTATGAGCACTCAATATATTTCTTGTAATATCATCGTTAAGAACTTGATAATAATTGTCATTATCATTTCTTGGAATTTGTACAATTTCTGGTGATTGTTCTTTTGATTCATTAAATGAAACAATTGCTTGACCAGCATTGTCGGTACCACCATATTGTTCTTCAAGTGCACGAACCAATATTCTTTGTTCTTCTTCACCTGGGATACCGTTATTATAGTTAATCCATAATGATGGAACCATTCCTTTACGAAGGTTATTCATATGGAAATTCTTTGATTCAATATCAATTTCTATTGCCCTTTGTCCGGCCGACCAATCCGGAACAGGGTAATAGGTCATAGATGGAACATAAGTTTTAAAATAATAAATCTGTGCTTCATCTTTGTTATCTTGATTGAAAGCTGGATATTCTGCTGGTGGATTTTTCTTCCAATTAGCCCAATCAGAACAATACCAATAACTTTCTACTCTATCTTCACCAATAGGTAATTTTGAACTTCTTATTCTACTAAAATCTAAATGATATAATTCAGCAATTGATTTGTGGTCTTTTGTCCAAATTACTTGTAAAGCAAAACCACCGAACATCATATAATCTAAAACACATTTTCTCATTACTTGGTCAATGGTTTCATAATCATTAACCAAATTAATAACAGCCATCGGATTATTTAATGCTACCAATCCATCACCCATAATTTGGTTTACTTTTGAATTGATTACTGCTTTATGTATTGCACAGTTATCATACAATCCAATGAAGTATTGTGGTAATAAATTATCTACACCATAATACACCCAAGGTGTTCTTTGCATAATTTCAGCAAAAATAGGAAGGGTTGCTCTATGGAATTGTATTTTTTGTAATTCAAATTTTTTTAATTCACTCATAACTAATCTTGTATATAGATGTAATTTTCATTGGTTTCATTTGGACTCAAATATTCTGTAAATGGATTAGTTTCAACTGAACCATCAACCATACAAAATCCATTATATAATGAAACCGAATTAGGTTCACCAATTATTTGTAGTGTATATTGTCCTTCATAAGGTAAATTATTATCACCGGTCAAATCCAATTGTATTGTGCAATATCTTACATTAAAGAAATAAACATTTGGATTAAATAAATCAATAACATATTCTTTAACTTCACTTGACATAACGTGTGTGAATATTAAAGTATAAGTTGTGAAAAAATTTCTTGAATTTTGATTAATGCTTAATGTAAGAGTATTAACTTGGTTTTGATTTATGTACAACATAACTTTTATAAATATATCTTTTTTTTGTAACAATTGGTATCATAAGAAAAAAAGGGGTCCAAAAGACCCCTTAATTTTGGAATATAATAAATCACCGATAAGGTTACTTAATTTATCCTACAAATGAAGCTCCAGAAAATACTGAAGACAAATCACCTGAAATTACATTAGCTGGTTCGTGTTCTTGACCAGTAAAGATAAATTCAAAACCGTTTCTGTCACCATAAGCGGTACCAGTTCCAGCAGAACCACCTGACAAATACATACCATTAGTTTGACCTAACAAGTATTGTGTACCGATCTGGTCAACTGCGATAATTTGTATTTTATCATTTTGTGATAATTCTTGAAGAATATTTCTTTTTGATTGGTCGTATTTGAATAAGATGGCGTGTAATTCTTGTGTGAAGAAAATTGTACCATTTTCAAATGACTTAGTAACATTTTGAACTAAGCTTGAAGTATTTCTTTTTAATTCAAAACCGTAGATAGTAGTTCCTACTGTAGAAGTAGCTCCAGTAATTTGACCATCAGCGTCATACGTGTAACCAGTTACGGCTCCAGTAGCTCCACCAACAACCCAAATTTTCTTCACACCACCAATACCGTCTGAACATCCTAAAGAAACGGCCTGTGAAATATAACAACTCATAATTTTATAATTTTTATTTTTTAAATTTATTAAGGGGCATTGCACCCCTTAAGTTTTTTTAGATTGCTCCTAAGTTATTTGTTGCAAAGTATTTTGTTGAACCGAATGTTGCAATTGTTGCACCATAGTTATAGTTTGCACGCATTCTAATTTCATCAAAATCACGTGAGTACCATAAGTTCATAGTTTCGTGGTCAGACAATAAGTCAAAACCTACAACCATATATTCACGAGGACCTACTACTACTTGATTAGAACCATTCAAACCAATTGTTGGAACTACTTTAACATTTGTGTTCGCGTGTGTCGCTTCCATATTAGAAGTTAAATCAGAACTACCGATGTAGTTTTGGAAGTAGTTAGCTGCAGTAAGAGCTTGTAAATACAATCTCCAGTTTGAGTAACTCATAAACACAATTAAATCTTCACGAGATAATGCGTTGTCATCCAATGAATTTAACAAGTTGTTTACTTCATAGATTGGGTTACCTGGATCAGTTGTTTTTCCAGTGATTACAAAAGGTGAACCGTTTGCGTTTGCAATAGCACCTGAGTAAGTAGAACCAGTTGAAATTAATTTAGAGAAACCATCAAAACAATCACCGGATCCAGTTGTAGCTTGCCACAATTTTTGCTCAATTCTTTGTTGGATTTGTTTAACTTTCAAATCTGCAATCATTTGTTCAAATGGAACAGTTTCAGAAGTTTGACCTGCGTTCATTAACATTGATTGGTAAGTTGGATATAATTGTTTATAACACAATGCTTCAAATAATGTTTCAGGACAAGTTGTAATATAATGTTGAGTGAATGTTGTTGTACCACTTGGAGTTAACGAACATTGACCCGCTTGGAACGTAGGATTACTATCTAATAGATTTAAAGCCTGGGTTCCTTTTACACCCAATCTTACATTTGCGTATTTTGGGGTTGTAGCTCCGATTAATGCTTTTGCTAATAGTTCACCACCTACTTGGTCTGTGTAACCCGTAATGGTTGATACTGAGTAAGCAAATTCTTGCGGAGAATAAATTTTCATTGCCATTTTTAATAATTTTATTTTAGTTATTTATTTTGTTTTTAAGAGCTAAGATTGCATTTAGACGGCTATCTGTTTCACTTTCTGTTGCTCTATTAAAGTCTGTTTTACCATCAACTATTTTCTTTGTAGCTGGTAATTTGCTGAAAGTTTTAAATTGGTTTTGTAACTCAGCATAATTACTTTCCATTTCGTTGATTTTTTTAGACATATTGGTAATAAATTCTTTTAACATTTTTACCATTTCATCTTGTCCACCGCTGTTAGCAGTATCTTTATCCGTATCAACATCCGGAGCTTCAGGAGTTTCACCTTCTTCTTGGTCACCTTTATCGTCAAAAGCTGTAATCACACCATCTTTAGTAGTAATTACATCACCATCTTCCAATGTATGTGAACCGTCTGGAGCCGGAACTTCAGCATCACCTTGTAATACTGTAACCTTAGCACCCAAATCAATTACATCACCTTCAATACGAATTTCAGTTCCATCTTCTAATTTAGCATCCACAAAAATTTGTTTAACATTTGAGATTTTACCATCCTTTACTGTAATTTCAAAATGGTCTTTCAAACGATAGGTTCCGTTTTCTACATTTGAAGCTTCAAAATTTTCGTTGATTTTCTTAATAGATTTACCAACTTCTAATTTTTCTACTTGAAATATAACTTCGTCTACTGTTTTGAAAGATTGTAATTCATTACTATCAGACATAAAACCAAATTTTACCATTAAACTTTTAATTTCTTGGATAGCTTTGTTTTGATTTGACATAGTTTTCTTTTATTTTATTTTTATTCCTATATAATTAAATATAGATTTATTGTGAATTTCCAGTTTTATTTAGTATTTCTACTACTTTATACAGAAACATTTCTTCTTTTGTGAAAGCTTGTACTTCTTCAAAATAACCTGACACGCTGAAACCATTCAATTGATGGTCCTTAATCTTTGCCCAAACATCAGGATTATTAATTTTTATTGATACAAACCAAGTTCCAATAGGTAAATCACTAAATCCATAAGCATTTCCCTTATCAAATTCCATATTTTCCTTAATCCAACTTTCAACAACAAACACATCAGGTAAGGGTTTACCATCGTGATTCTCATCATTGTTATCAGTATATTTGTTTTTCATATACTTTAATGCAATTTGAGCAATAGTTTCAGCACTAAAGAAAACATAGTAAGGTTGTCCGTTATTATCCTTTCTGAATATCTTCATATTTGGAATCATTGCAGGTCCTAAAACCATTTGTTTTTCATCATCGGTTTGAAAGTATTGTTTGGTAAAGTCAGCTGGTGGACCAGAAATTTCTGCAGGACTTACTATCTTACCTTTTTTCTTCTTTTTTCTTGTGATACCTGGATCAACGTACCCACCAATAGTTCCTACATTATAATCAAAATCTACACCATCTACTGTAGGAGCATTTTTCTTAATTTCAGACAAAACTTCTGGATTATTATCATAATGTTTAACGATACCCAAATCATTTAAGAATTTAGATTTAGGTTCACCATCTGTAAAAATTACTTTTTGTTTTGGAATATCAACTGATTGAGCTGCTTCTAAAACTGGTTCACCTTCTTCAGGACTTAATTGAGTAACCACATAAACATCATCACCATCTGCTAGTAAGGTTTTAATTAATTGTTTTCCTTCATCAGTTGCTAACACTCCATCATAATCCACACTAACTTTTGGTTTTGCTGGTGGAACTGGTGATGAAGTTGCAGGTTTGGTTGATCCAGTAGTTGGTTCTGCCATATCATCTGGTATTGGAATGGATTTTCTATATTTCAAATATTTGTCAGATGTTTCATCATTCCATTTTCCACCTGTTTCGTGAAGAGCTTTAACAGCTCTAATAACTTTGGAATGACTTATCATTTGATGAGATTCAGGAGATTCTTCAATAAACTTATAACATTTTTCCATTCTATCCATAAAGTCACGCATTGATTCTCCATTAGGAATTTTACTATCCTTATGTCTTAACCAATATTCTTCATCAAATGAACCACGTTTTCTTCCATCATACTTTCCAATATTAAGGGTATTTAACAAAGGACTTGTCTCGTGTTTTACAAATTTCTTATCGTGTAATTCATTTGCTTTATCCGTCATAATTTTAGCAGTGGTATGTGCTCTTTGAATTTCTGAACTTATAACGTGAGTTTTGTTATGTTCGTGAACATACTTACCAGCATTTTCTGCGTACTTAATTCCTTGTTTAGTAAGATAAGTTGGTTGAACACCATTTTCTAAATCAGAATAGTTATTACTATCTTCTCCGTGTTCAAACATATCTGTACCATTAATTTGAATAGGTTCTGCTTTACCAAATTCTACCCAAAAACCATCAGGACTTTCAATAGTTTGTTTATTAAAACTCACCCAATTAACTTCAATTGCTGGCTCGTCTACCAATGAAATACTGTCTATTCCAGATACTTCATCATCGTCTTCTATCTTAAGTTCAAAAACTTTATCTTTTTTTATCATAATATTAAATAGTTGAAAGAGATTTTAATCTTGCGTTTCTTTGTTGAATTGATGTTAAATCACTTTCAACAACGTAAGTTTTAGTTATAGTTGTATTATTTACATCCTGTGTTTTTGGGTTATCATAATTAGCTTGGCCAGCAATACCTTTTGTAAAAGAAGTACCACCACCCATTTGATTCATTACAGATAACATTGGTCTAAACATTGTTACAGCATTTTGGGTCATTACAGCTTCACCACCTTGAGCATTAATGTTTACTCCACCTTGTGCGTGATTAGGTCCTTGAATCAAACCACCTTCAGCATAGTTCTTACCAGGTGAATTGGAAGCTGATGTTAATGAACTTTCATATTGAGTATTTCTAATTGCATTAACTTTATCATAACCAAATACTAAAGCTACAGCAGCAGCAGCGGCACCTAAAGCGGGTCCAACTACAGGAATTTCAGCAAGTGATTCATAAGCATTTACTGCTGATTGTAAAGTTGATATAATAGTCTCAGCAATCTGACCTTGTTTATTTTTCTCAAAATATTTTCTTTTAATTTGGTCTTGTTGAACAGCATTGTATTGAGCACGTGATAATTCTGATTGTTCTTGTAATTGGTTTAATTGAGACATTTGTCCTAAAACATCACCAGCAGCTCCAAGAATTTGCATCCCATAACCAACAAATTGTTTTACTTCTTCATTTAATAATTTCTTTCTTTCGTCAGCAAATTGTTTTTGGATTTGAGTTTTTGCTTCTTCGGTTCCATCACTATTATCTATTTCTTCTTGTTCTTGTTCTGTTATAAGTTCTCTTCTTTCAGCCCAATATTTTGTATAAAAAGCAAGACCTTTTTGGTCGTGATTTATCTGAGCTGTAAGTTTAGCAAGTGCTGCTTCTTCATCAGTTTTTCTA